CGACAGATTTTTAACAACCCTGTTGGTAAAGAAGTTATAAAAGATTTAAATAAATTTTGTTATGGCACAAAAACAACGGCGGGCAGACCTGAAAGTTTAGAAAGGCTTGAGGGTCGTAGAGAAGTATTGTTGCAAATTATGACGATTATGAAAGTTGATTTACATGATTTGTTTGATGAGTATTTAGACGAGGATTTTTAAAAGGAGAGTAAAATGAAAAGTATTTTAGATAAAATTAAGGAAATTGCGGCGAAAGAAAATTGGCACACGTTACCAACCGACACCGCAGAAAATAAAATTTTTAAATTATCTGACGTTATTCAGGATTACCCTGAGGTAACAGAAGAAAAACCTGAGCCTAAAAAGGCAAAAAAAACCACCAAAACTAAGAAGAAAGGCAAATAATTATGAATGACACAGCCCCAGTAGCGGACGGACAAGCGGCGGATGCGGCCCCAGAAGCGCAAGGACAAGCAAACGAAACACAGGCAAACTGGTATGATTCCGCGCCTGATGAGGTCAAAGGTTTTATTCAGAACAAAGGATGGGACGATCCGATTAAAGCGGTTACGTCATATCAACAATTAGAGAAGTTTCAAGGCGCTGATCCTGATAGCATCATTAAGTTACCAAAAGAAGGTGAGCCAATGGATGCGGTTTATGAGAAGTTAGGTCGTCCAAAGACAGTTGACGAATATAAATGGGAAGCTCCTGATGGCGTTCAGGTTGATAATAATTATCTTAACGCGATTAAATCTGCGGCACATGAATCAGGTGTTAGTCAACAAGCGTTTGAAAAATTAGCATCGACTCACGCTCAATATGAGTTGCAGGTTCGTGAGGCAATGGCTAAAGAAATTGAGCAACAACAAACCGCAGAATTAAAACAGTTAGAATCTGAGTGGGGGGATAAATTTGGCGAGCGTGTTGAGTTAGGCCGAAGATTTGTTTCTCAAAATATTCCAGAAGGAATGGATAAAGCTGAGACATTGAGCGCGATTGAAGACGCTATTGGTACTGCTGCAATGCTTAAATTATTTGCAAATGCGAGTGATCGCGGTATGGCTAAAGAAGATAGGCTTCCGAATAGCGATGGAGATCGTCCGTTTGGTTACACTAAAGAACAAGCTATGGCAGATCGTAAAGAGCTTATGCAAGCTATTCAGGCTGATCCTGAGCGTCTTAACACATATAATAGCGGAAAAGGTAATGATTTTGATAAAATGAGAAAATTAAATCAGATCGTTGCAAGCTAACAAATAAAGTGTTAATATATTAACTATTATCAGACAAGGCATTTCCGCCCCTGAGAAAAATCATCTGCACTGATGTAAAAAGTGTATGGAAATGCCCCCTTTACGGGACAAGCAAATCTGAAATCTTAGAAAGCTAAAGAGTGGTTCTTTAGTTAAACTATTTTTTTGGAGGCTAATAATGGCTGATATTCAAGTACTACGTTCGCAGGAGTATTCAACTAACCTTGAAATGCTCTCGCAACAAAAAATGGCCAAGCTTGCTCCGTACTCAATGGTACAACAAGCTTCTGGTAATAAAGCGTTTCGTATGATGTCACAAATTGACAAAACGAACGCTTCACTTCGCACAACATCTGCAAAACCTGCGGTAAACATTGACGTTACACATGATGGACGTTGGGTTTATCCTTTGATGTATGATTGGGGTAAAGTTGTTGATGATATCGACTTGCTACAAACAAACATCTCTCCACAGGGTATGTATGTTCAGTCTGCTGTTGCAGCGCTTAACCGCACAAGTGATGACCTATTCACAACTGCGTTTTTTGGTGATGCTCAAACTGGCGAAACTGGCTCAACATCAACATCGTTTGATTCAAACAATGTTGTTCCTGTTGACTTGGGTGGTTCTGCTGAGGGCATGACTGTAGAGAAAATGCGTAACGCACAGCAAATCTTGCTAGACAATGATGTTGATATTGATATGGAAGAAATTTACATTGCCGTATCTCCTAAGCAGCATGATGATCTGTTGGCGCTTACAACTGTTGTAAGCACTGACTTCAATGATCGTCCTGTTCTTGTTGATGGTCGTGTAAGAAAATTCCTTAACATGAATATTATTATTTCAACTCGTCTGCCAACCGATGCAAACGATTACCGTCGTAACCCTGTTTGGGTTAAGTCTGGTATGGGTTGCGGTGTTTGGAAGGAAATTAACGGTGTTATCCGTAAGCGTCCTGACTTGCAAGGTGAGCCAGACTATGCGGAAGCTTCAATGATGAAAAACTTTACTCGTCTTGAAGAAGCCAAATGTGTTGAAATTAAATCTAGCGAAGCATAAGGAGAATAGATTATGGCTACACAAAAAGGCACACACGTAACTAACTTTGACGCAGAGCCGTTTAACACAACTAATGCTCGTTTGCATGGTGGCGTTAAAAAGGTTGTTAGAGACGCATTTGAATTAGCTGATACTGCTAATGGTGACATTGCACATGTATTAAAAATACCTGTCGATTCCATCTTAGACTCAGTTATTTTTGGATGTGATGATCTAGGAACCGCTGGTACTGTTGATATTGGTTTTTACTACAAAAAAGCAGACGGAACATATGTTGCTGTAGATGCTGATGCGATTGCAAATAACATTGATGTTAATACTGCGGCTGTATCACCTACTGAGTATCGTTTCTCTGTTAAAGGTATTGAGACTGCAAATCAGGCTGCTTACGAGCTTGCTGGTTTGTCTGCTCGTCCTGCGTATGCGGACCTTTACATCAGCTTAACAACTGATACTGGTACGACTACTGCTGGTACAGTTTACCTAAAAGCCGAGTACACTGAGTAATACTATTGGGTGGCGTGTATATTAATACGCCACCCTTTTAATTTAAGGAGATTGCCGTGAGTTCTAAGACAGAAATAGCAAACAGAGTTTTATCTAAGTGCGGCGATAGACGTGTTTCTAATATTGAGACTGACCCTTCCGAAAGAGCGCAAGTTATTAACTCTATGTATGATTTTGTTCGCGACGCTCTTTTGACAAAATATCCTTGGAATTTTGCTATTGAGCGAAAACAATTAGCGGCTGATGCAAATGCTCCTGCTTGGGGGTATTCAAAAAAATATAAACTTCCAACTGATTTTTTAAGCCTTCTTTATATTAAAAATCACCCAGATTACAGAATAGAGGGTGGCTATATTTTAACAGATGAAGGTGCTCCGATTTACATTAAGTATGTAAAAAAAATAACATCTGAGGGATTATTTGACCCGCTATTTTCTGAGGCTTTTGCTTGTGAATTAGCGGTTGAGTGTTCGGAGCGTATAAATGGCTCTAACACTAAAAAACAGATTTTAGCGCAACAACGTGATGAGGCAATGAAAATGGCGTTTATGAATGATGCTATACAAGATCCGCCTCAGCGTCGAATGGATGATGAATGGTTGCTGTCAAGAGAATCTTCGTCCGTTTACGATGACATAAATTATAACGTGTAGGTGTGGCATGAGAGCATCCCCCATGCAAACGAATTTTACGGCAGGTGAAATTTCACCGTTGCTCGACGGCCATATTAATATTGAAAAACACCCCAATAGTGTCCGTCTAATGCAACGAATGATTGCCTTAAAGCAAGGCGCGGCAGTTAGAAGCGCTGGCACTAAATTTATTGTTGAGGTTAAGGATAGCTCAAAAGAAACAGCCCTAATCCCGTTTGAGTTTAGTGTTGAGCAAGCCTATCATGTTGAAGCTGGTGATAGCTATTTTCGTTTTATTAAAGACAATGTTCAGATTGAAAGTGGCGGAAGTGCTTATGAAATATCAAGTCCGTATTCTGACACTGACTTAGTTGATTCTAATTTAAGTCCTAAATTTCAATACGCACAATCTGCTGATGTTTTATATATTGTGCATGAGGAATATGCGCCCAGAGCTTTAGCTAGAATTTCTGATACAAACTGGACCCTTACTGAAATGGAGTTTCGTGATGGTCCTTATTTGCCAGAAAATATTGAAACCACAACATTAGGATTATCGGGGACATCTGGAAGCGTTACGGTTACAGCAAGCGCGACTACAGGAATTAACGGGGGAAGCGGTTTTTTAGCTACGGATGTTGGTAGGATTATAAGATGGAAAGATCCAGCAAATAATTGGACATGGTTAAAAATTACAGCACACACATCAACAACTGTTGTTACTGCTGAGATTAA